CGGCAGATATTGTAGCAGACCCTTCTGCACCTGGTGCTTTTGTACAAGGTATTATGGAAGGTAAAGAATGGATGTTAGTCAATGGTGTTTGGACCGAACAAGACCACTCTGAAGCGATACAACAAGTACGCAAAGCATCACAGAGAGATATTGAGAAAGTAAGTCTACGCATATTTGAGAACTTCATGAAAAAACTTTAAATATAAATATATCCAAATAAATCAAGGAGATTTTCAAAATGGCAAATTACAATCTATCTGACGCCGCTAAAAACATTTTGTTAGGCGAAGATTCTAAATCAACATTTGATAGCAATATCAAATCTAAAATGGGTATGCGTGGTTCCGACAAACATCCAATGGGTGAAGTTGGTAGCGATAAAATTCAAGCTAAAACAGCATATGGTACAGGCGATGTTGGCGAAATTGGTCAATCACCAGAGCGTGCATTAACAGACTCATTACCTGATTATACAAAAGGCACACCAACAGCAACTCCTCCAGGTGCAACACCTCCTGTAGGTTCAGAAAAAGAAGGCGTTGGCGCTTCTACTTTACAAGGTCAACCACAACAATCTATGGGTCGTTCTGATATTGCTACTCCTGCTAAATCTGATGCAACAGATTATGCTGCTATTCGTGACCGCATTGCTGGTAAATTAGCACCACAAATGATGCAATCAAATCCAGGTTCTACATTCCAATCTTATGGTGAAGATGTAGAAGCTATGTTACAAGGCGAAAACTTATCAGAAGAATTCAAAGAGCGTGCTGCTACAATTTTTGAAGCTGCCGTTTTATCCCGTGTAGAACCAATCGTTGAAGAAATTGAAAATCAATTGATGGAAGAATTCGAAATTGCCGTTGAAACTATCAAAGAAGAAATGGCATCTAAAGTTGATGACTACCTCAACTACATGGTAGAAGAATGGATGAAAGATAACGAACTCGCTATCGAATCTGGTTTACGTGCTGAAATCACAGAAAACTTTATTTCTGCTTTACGTGATGTATTCGTAGAACATTATATCGATGTTCCAGAAGAGCAAGTTAATGTTGTTGAAGAATTATCTGCTCAATTAGCTGAGACAGAAGCAGCTCTTAACGAAGAAATTGCTCGTGGTATCGAACTATCAAAAGAATTAAACGAACAGAAAAAAATTGAGGCTATCTACACAGCGTGTGAAGGCCTAACGCAGACTCAAGTAGAAAAATTAAAATCGCTCGCAGAGAACGTAGAGTTTACTACTGAAAGTGAATTTGTTGAAAAGCTTGACGTTTTGAAAGAATCATATTTCAAAGCAAACGTTAAAGTTGCCAACAATTCTGCATTGGACGATGAAGTTTTGATTGAAGAAGATAAAAAGACCACCAAGTCTAGTGATTCTGAAATCAATCTTTATGCACAAACAATCTCTAAAACTTTGGTAAAATAAATATACAAACCAAGTTTGGAAAAAATAACAAGGAGACTTAAATGTATTTAACAGAAGAATTAAATCAAAAATGGGCACCAGTTCTGGACCATCCAGAATTAGATCCTATTAAAGACCCATACAAGCGTGCAGTTACTACTGTAATCTTGGAAAATCAACGTCAAGCGATGGCTCAAGACCGTCAAGCATTGAACGAAACTATTACTGACACTGGCCCAACTAACGTTGCTGGTGGCGTACAAAACTTCGACCCAATCTTGATTTCTTTAGTTCGCCGTTCTTTACCTAACCTCATTGCTTATGATGTTGCTGGTGTACAACCAATGACTGGCCCAACAGGCTTAATCTTCGCAATGCGTGCTCGTTATACTGGCCAAGGCAATTCAAATGCTGAAGCTTTCTACAATGAGGCAAACACAGTATTCTCTGGTAATCCATCTGCTGCAAACCCATACGGTTTCCAAGGCACTTTAACTACTGATACTGCTAACACATTCCAAAACGTTACTTCTGGTGCTACTACTTCTGGTATTGGTATCCCAACAGCTAACGCTGAATTGTTAGGTGCTTTAGACGCTGCTAACGGTGCTGCTTTCCAACAGATGGCATTCTCAATTGAGAAAGTTACTGTAACTGCTCAATCACGTGCTCTCAAGGCTGAGTACTCATTAGAACTCGCACAAGACTTAAAAGCAATTCATGGTCTTGATGCTGAAACAGAATTGTCTAACATTCTTTCTACTGAGATTCTTGCTGAAATCAACCGTGAAGTTATCCGTACAATCTATACTTGTGCTGTTGCTGGTGCTCAGTATGGTACAACAACTGCTGGTTATTTCGATTTAGATACAGACTCTAACGGTCGTTGGTCTGTTGAGCGTTTCAAAGGTTTGATTTTCCAAATCGAAAGAGATGCTAACGTTATTGCAAAACAAACTCGTAGAGGTAAAGGTAACGTGTTAATCGTTTCTTCTGACGTTGCTTCTGCTATGGCAATGGCTGGTGTATTGTCTTACACACCTGCATTACAAGCTGACTTGCAAGTAGATGATACTGGTAACACATTTGCTGGTATGTTACACGGTCGTATCAAAGTGTACATCGACCCATACTTCGGTGGTTATACTGCTAACCAAGAACTCGTAACTATCGGTTACAAAGGTTCTTCACCATACGATGCTGGTCTGTTCTATTGCCCATACGTTCCATTACAAATGGTTCGTGCAGTTGACCAGTTCACATTCCAACCTAAGATTGGATTCAAGACTCGTTACGGTATGGTTGCTAACCCATTCGCACAAGGTCTTACACAAGGTAACGGTCAGTTAAATGCTCGTACTAACGTGTACTATCGCTTGTTCGGAGTCAAAAATTTGATGTAATATTAAATCACCTTAGAGTGATATTTTAGAGAGACCTCTTCGGAGGTCTCTTTTTTTATGACCTAAATACTTGTATGACAGCACTATCTAGAACTCCTCAGAATACTAATTTCTTACAATCGTCAAAGTTTATATTGAGCTTTGACCGTATACCTACTGTTCAGTATTTTTGCCAAGAAGCAAATTTACCAGGCATATCAATGGGTAAAGCATCAATCAATACTCCAATGTTGGACATTTATTCTCCCGGCAATAAATTATCTTATAATGATTTGAGTATAACATTTACAATTGATGAAAATTTACAATCTTGGATAGAAATGTATAACTGGTTTATGTCTATGGCATCTCCAAATAGTTCTGACAGAAATCGTTTATCATCACAACAAAGCAATAGAGAATATGGAAAACAAAGTTATTCTAATGCCACATTAAATATACTATCTGCTTTAAATAATCCAACCATCAAAGTTAGATTCATTAATGCTTTTCCAATTTCTTTATCTGATTTATCCTTTGACACAAAATCTTCTGCTGATGACATATTAACTGCCACAGCAACTTTTAATTACGATTATTTCACATTCGAATCAGCTTGACACGTTAACATAGTTTGTGTTACCATGTAGAATTAACGTTAAATTATTGAATATATTATGGAAACTATAGAACAAATACTTGAATTATGGAAATCTGATGCAGATATGGATTCTACCGAGCCTGGTAGAGAACTGTTAAAAATTCCTAAACTTCACAACAAATATATTACTATATTAGTCAAACATAAAATGGCTAGTAAGAAGGCACACTTCAATTATCTCCGTATGCGTAAGATTAAAATTGACTATTATGGAGGCCGCCTAAGTAAAGAAGAACTATTGATGCACGGATGGGAACCATTTCAATTTGTACTTAAATCGGATGTAAATGCTTATTTGGAAGCAGATGAAGATTTAATTAAATTATTAGAAAAAAAAGTATATCACGAAGAAGTGGTTACTGTAATTGAATCAATATTAAATGAACTGAAACAAAGAACATGGCAATTGCGTGACTTTATATCTTGGGAAAAATTTATAGGTGGACACTAATTTAGTTATCTCTAAAGTAAATGAAGTATTTCTTAAAATAGAATGTGAAAGGTCTATTGCTAGAGAACTACATGACCATTTTTCTTTCTTTGTTCCTGGCCATACTTTTATTCCGGCCTATCAAAGCAGATTATGGAACGGTAAGATATATTTGTTTCACCTACATAACTCACAAATTTATATTGGCCTTTTGCCTTATATTGAAAAATTTTGTGAAGATAGAAAATATACTTTTAGTCATGATTTAGTTGATGATAATTATCCTTTATATCATGCAAATAAATTTATTAGTGAAATGAATATACATTCTAATGGTAAGCCAATTGAAGTAAGAGAACACCAAATCAATGCTTATGTTTATGCAATGCGTAAACGTAGAGCATTACTCGTTTCACCTACCGCTTCAGGTAAATCTCTCATCATCTATCTTATATTTCGACAGTTGTTGGAATATCAAGGCCTAAAAGGACTAATTATTGTTCCAACAACATCTTTGGTCGAACAATTATACTCCGACTTCCAAGATTATGCCAAAACAGGAGAAGAATATCAATTCACCGTTTCAGGTACTGTGCATAGAGTATATCAAGGAAAAGAAAAAGAGTCAAGCAAACCTTTAATAATTTCTACATGGCAATCTTTATACAAGATGCCTAAAGAATACTTTCAACAATTTGATTATGTAATAGGTGACGAAGCACATCTATTCAAAGCACAATCACTTACAACAACACTTACCTCTTGTATTAATGCCAAATATCGTATAGGACTTACAGGAACGTTGGATGGCACGAAAACACATCAACTAGTACTAGAAGGTCTATTTGGCCCCGTAAACAAGGTAATTACCACAAAAGAACTGATTGATAAAAAGCAAGTATCGGATTTCGAAATTAAATGTTTAGTGCTAAAACATCCAGATGAAAAATGTTTAGAGTTAAAAGATAAAACGTACCAAGAAGAAATTGAGTATCTTATTTCTAGTGAAGCCAGGAATAAATTCATTAAAAATCTGGCGGTTAGCCTTGGTAAAAATACTTTGGTGTTATATCAAATGGTTGACAAACATGGCAAAATCCTGTATGATAACATAAGAAATACAGAAAAGATAGGCAATAGAAAGGTATTCTTTGTACATGGCGGTACTGATGCTGCTGACAGAGAAGAAATTAGACGAATAATGGAGATTGAACAAGATGCAATTGTCGTGGCAAGTTATGGAACTTTTAGTACTGGAATTAATATTCGCAATTTGCATAATATTATATTTGCTAGTCCGTCTAAAAGTCGTGTCAGAAACTTACAATCAATTGGTCGTGGATTACGTCAAGCTGAAGGTAAAGAACAGGCAACACTCTATGACATCGCAGACGACCTCAGATGGAAGAAACACATGAATTATACGTTAAAACATTTCATCGAAAGATGTCGTATATATACGGAAGAGCAGTTCCCATTTAAGTTATATAAGATAGGACTAAAAAATGTATAGCACACTAATAGTAAAATTACAAAATGGGGAAGATTTGATAGCCAATGTACATGTGAGTATTACTGGCAGTTCTTTTATTTTAGAAGAGCCAATGAGATTCTTTGTAGATGTTAGAAATAATAACGCTTTGGTAATGCAACACTATTTGCCTGTTCAATTGGTAAAAGATAACAAAATATCAATTAAAGATAAAGATATTTTAGCAATGGTAGATCCTGATATTGAGTTTATCGAATATTATCATCACACAGTTGAAAAAATTAAGCGCTTAATGAAAGCGAAAGCAGATATTGCCGAGATGTCTGATGAAGAAATAAACCATATAATTAATCAATTTGAAATGGAAAATAATGAAACAGGAATATTACATTAAACTTGAAACCGGGACATACTCGATAATACAGATTTGTCAAGCGTTTGTCAACACCTTTAGGTGGTAAACATGGCTACTAAACAAAAACATTATATTAATAACGCTGATTTTCTTAAAGCTTTAATAGATTATAAAGAGAAGTCCGAACTAGCGAAGAAAGAAAATCGACCACCTCCTGTAATTCCAAATTATATTGGTGAATGCTTTATGAAAATTGCCGAAGGTTTATCACATAAACCTAACTTCATCAACTACACTTATCGTGAAGAAATGATGTCTGATGGTATTGAAAACTGCTTAATGTATTTCAATAATTTTGATCCTACCAAATCAAATAACCCATTTGCATATTTCACACAAATTATTTACTATGCCTTTTTGCGTAGAATATCTAAAGAGAAAAAGCAACTGTACGTCAAATATAAAGCTACTGAACAAATGGGCATACTTGATGAAATGGAAATGTTAGAGTTTGAAGATGGTACAACAAAACAATTTGAATTGTATGATAACATTTCTGAATTTATTGAAACTTACGAAGATGCCAAAGAAGCTAAAAAATTGGTAAAAAAGCCAAAAGGGATTGAAAAATTCATTGGTGAATGATATAATAGAAAATTATGAAAACAGCAATTATAACAGACCAGCATTTTGGAGCAAGGAATGACTCAATTCATTTTTTGGACTTCTATGAAAAGTTTTATAAAGAAACTTTCTTTCCT